TTGAGTTTGTCCATAGGACTTCCCTCGTAAGCTACACCTGTTATGTCATTAGTCTTAAGCCAATCACAGGCTGCTTTTAAGTCTTGAGTACTAGCCTCGCCACTTTTGACCCTCTTAAGGAATTCATTAGTGACAAGGTTATGTAACTCATTAAACTTCTCTTCTTTGGCTTTAGCCATTATGTATTCACGTTATTAACGGGTTTTTGTTTACCTGCCCAACCTTTTTTCTTTAGGTAAAGCTTTTGGAATTTTGTACCTTTAGGTTCACTATAATGGTCATCTTTTGGACCAGGTACAATTCTATTTCCTGCCATTAGGTTAGTAGTTTCTTTTTGACAATTTCCAATGCCTGATCATCTAGTTTGTTATCAGTTCTAGCTACATAAGCTTCAAGTAAATCTACTACCAGCTTCTTAACTGAATCTGACTTCAAGAAGGCGAAAAGGATGGGCTTGATAATTAGGATCATTGTATTAGGGGGGTTAAACTTTATCGAGTGTGCCACGTGTGGCTTTTGTTGAGTGTTTTTTAGGAACCTTTACCTCAACTTTAGGTTCTTCTTTTACTTCTTCTTTTGTGTCTTCAGACACTGATACTTCTGCTTCTGCCATAGTTTCTAATTTTAAAATGGGTTATACCAAGGTTTAGTTTTTTCTTCAGGCGGTTTTGTTGAGTTAATGTATGCAGATATAGCTATAACATCACTACACATACTTTCTACACGAGATCCAGGTCTTAACATAAAACCCTTCTGTTGTAACTCTGCACATTTTAATGTTCGGACTAATTCATAGTCCAAACGCATCTTTTCTTCTTGCCTTGCAGCAATGGAAAGACAACGCTTTAATCCTCTACGGTCTAACGGAACCATGAAATTAATCTGTGCTCCCCAGTTTTCAGCAACGGTATAGTTCTTTTGTTCCATACCTAATTCATCATCTATATCCCAAGGAGTTGTATGATTTCCCATATAGAATGGTGAGAAAGTCATAGTACTACCATTGCATGAGATGTTAGGTCCGAAATGCTGCCTAGACGGTGCTCCATTATTCTGGAATTGCACCGCCTGATTGGTCACATTCCCAGTCGCAGCAGCTACTGGATTGGATACGTTATTGTTCTCTTCCTCTGCACGTACTGGTGCTACTGTGAGAAGACTGATAAGGAGACCGTAGTAGAGGTAGTATCTATTTCTCTGTCTATTACTTCTACTGATAGCACCTGACTTGCTGCTCTTGTCACTACTTCTAGTGAGAAGGGATCTCCAGCTGTGTGTAAGGTGAATACCGAATCTGAATCGACTATACCTCCTGAAGAGGCTGATGTATGAGTGATGTTTTCTCCACTCCATTTGTTTAATGCAGACCCATAGGTTGTCGTAGTTATTTCTTCTACGATCTCTTGAGTCGTTGTTGTTGTACTGTTCATCGAACCCTGGGTGAAGTTTGGGGTTACTAATTCTGCTCTCGCTACCGTGGGTGATGCCAGTAAGAAGAGTACTAGCCATTTCTTCATGTTTTTGGTTTTTCTTTTTTATTACCGTTACCGTTACCAGTAGTCAAGCCAAATGTTGCAAGTGCTCCAGTAAAAATACTGGCAGGAAATGTGATATCCCCACCTGGACTTTTTCTGATCATTGGTATTTCTACATAGTTTAACGTAATTATAAAACCACTCCAAACAACAACACCAAGACGTACAAAAGTACCTAAGATTTGTATTTGATGTTCTTGATCTTCTGCGGCATCTTTTAATTTTCCAAAGAATCCTTTTTCTTCTTTCGCTTTTGCTTCCATTTATCTACTTTACCTTGTAGGAATTTTTGTACTTTCTTTTTAATTGGTTCAAATAAAGATGATGTTATAGATGTAGTAGCTACAGCTACCACAGCAGTAGTAACAGCAGTTACAACTACTGCAGGTTCTGGTACTGGCATCTGTATATCTATAACAGGTATTTTTAAACTAGGTGCCGCTTGCACTTCTTCTGTAGTCTCTTCTTCTACTCCTTCAGGAGCTTCTAAATCAGTAGGTGGTACTATTATAGGTTTATAAGATGGAATCTGAGCATTAGGTGGTTTAAAATTAATACTCGGTAAATCTACTGTTTTAGGAAGCGATAGTTTAGGAAAAGAGATCCCTTGCATTTTAATAAGGTGATTTACCTAAAATAGATGTATTCCATTGTGCTTTTAAAGCATTAATATCTGAAGCTGAATCAATAGCTGAATCTGCTGGAGCATCTCTTAATGCTTGTTTTTTAGCAACAATATCTGTTGTATCAGCACTTGTTTCTAATGTTTTTTGAAATTCAATGTCAAGTTCTGCGAGTTTAGGTTCTCTAGCAGATCGGATATTTTCTTTATGAATTTCTTTGGCTTTCGCCATGTTAATACCAAATCCCATAATTAATCAGGTGTGTAAGTCCAAGCATTTCTAAATGTACGATCTGTAGGCAAATCTGATGCGTCAATAATATAAGAAGTTACTCCATCAGGAACATCTTTTGCTTGTACTTCTTCTACTGTTAAATCACAATTTGCAGCAAGCCGTAAAACTTTTACACCATCTGAATCAGTGTAAATAATTGCTTTTGTTGTATCTGTCATATTTTTATCCGTAAACTGCTGCACATACAGGTGCTCCGTCTGCTGATCTTGTCGAGTTTTCATCATTATATAATCTAACTTGACAACTACTACTACCTATGGAACCCATCCAAGCATGACAATGGTGTGTATTAACAGGTCCACTAGATTGCAAAAGCATCATTGGAAAACCTTGAGCACCGCCAGTATTATTTATCAATCCTGTTGAGAAGTTAATCGTATAATCTCCTGTTCCATTATCAGTAACACTAGAGACATTATGACTACAGAAAATACTACTTGTAGCTGTTCCATTGAAACTGACAAGTGCTTGAGGTATTTGAGGAGCATAATTTAAAATAACAGTTTGTCCTCCAGCATCTAATGCTTTGATTTCAAGTTTTCCTGTCCCTCTATGTGTTATTACTGAGTTTGTATTTGCACCACCATTCTGTCTAAGCATTCTTAATCCATAGTCACTATATGTAGTATCTCCTGTTAAATCAAGATAAGCATAATTATTACCTGTAGCTCCTTTACCTATTTCTAACCAACAGTCTGAACCTGGCTTTGTAATCACCGTTGGTCCCTGATCAACCTCACCATTAGTATTTAAGGATATATTATCAGTACTAGATGCAGCGTTTCTAATAGCACTTGTTTTTAATGTACTCATGGTTTAGGATTATCGGATTTTACTTTTGCTACATGATCTTTCCATGTAGTTGTACCGTTTACAGCATCCCAGTATTGCATGTCTAACTGATCGCCTACAGAAGCGAAAGCTTTTTCACGGTCTGATTTATATTTAACTGCTGCTGCAGCTGCATTAAGCTCTGTACGAGCTGTGTCTATATTCGATTGTACGAGGGTAATTGAATTACCATCTTTGTCAAAAGCACCTGTACTGTCGTCAATAGTGACGGCTGTTGGATATGCTTTCCTAATTGCTTCGTGATCTAGTATCATTATGCGGCAACCTCCATTAATGTAAGTGTACTAGTTCCATAATAGTCATCAGATCCAACGTATCTATTTATATATACTGTGCCAGATCCATGACACCTATATTGAAGTTTATATGTTGTAGCACTTGTTGTATTTGGACTATCTAAAAATGTGTAATGCATCTGTAACATAGAATTTCCAGAACCCCATGTATATAGTATACCAGTTCCTTTATTAGTGGGGCTTCCAGAAGTTTGAGCAAGAGTTGTACTCCCTCTCACAGGATTTATATATGCAACAAGAGCATTAGAAAAAGAAACATAAACACTATACATTAGTAATATTTTATTACTAGAAGAAGCAGGTGTAATAGCTGCAGATAACCCAGCAATATCAACAAAAGAATCAGATGATGATGATGTTGTATCTGATTTTACTGTTTGAACTACTTGAAGTATCTTACCAAAACTTTGTGAAGTACTAGGTAATGTAAAAGTGATATCTGAACCACTTGTCGAGTTTGGAGGTGCTAAAGAA